GAGACCGGCGAGACCCCCACCCTCATCACCGAATGACCCTAACCCCCCAGCAACGCACCGACGCCGCCACCCTACTTATCGACCATGCCCGCAAAGACCCCGCCGTGTTCAATCGGCTGGTGTACCGGGATAGCACCAATGGCAAGCCATGGGAAATGCAATGGTTCCAGCGGGAGTGGGAGGATGCAATAGAATCAAACGACTGGCCCATTGACCCAGACGGGCAGCCTATCGTGCGCCTCGTCATACTTGCACCAGCCGGACATGCGAAAACGGAATCCATAGCCCGGTCGTGGTTGACCCGCAGAATAGCGAAGAATCCCAATCTGAAAGCGGTTATCCTGTGCAACGAGCAAGGTGCAGGTAACGAGCGGTTGGAGGCGGTGTCAGGCGACATAAAGACAAACAAGCGGTTGCAGGCAGTCTACCCAGGCTTGCGCCCGGCAGCGGGTAAGAAGTGGCGAGAGGATCGGATATTCTGCGAACGGGACATAGACAGCAAAGACCCCACGCTTCAAGCAGTAGGTGTTCATGGGGCGGTGATTGGTGCCCGGCTGAATATCGGGGTGGTAGATGACCCCTGCGACTTTGAAAGCACGTTCACGAGCCACCAGAGAGCTAAGACCCTCAAGTGGTTCAACGTCACGTTCACGACCAGATTCGACGGGCGAGGTATCATTGTCGTGATTATGACGAGTTGGCATGAGGACGACTTAGGGCACGCCCTTGTCCGTGAGCATGGTTACAAGTTGATGCACTATGAAGCCTGCAACGAGAAGTTTGAGAACGTGCTATGGCCTGAGAAGTTCCCCGAAGACCTCCTGCGAAAGATGCACGCTACCGACCCTGGGCCTATCGAATTCAGCCGCACCTACCGAAACAAGATCATGGACGATAGCTTCCGGCGCATCCAAATGGCATGGATTCAGAAGTGTTTGGACCGTGGGCTAGGTATCCCCGCAGGCGTCGTGCCTGAAGGTGCAACCGCAACCTATACCGGAGTAGACCCCGCAGGCGGCAGAAGTAAAACACGGGGCGACATGTCCGCCCTCTTCACATTCTCCACCATGCCCAACGGTGACCGGCACGCAATCGAGGCAGAAGAGGATCGCATAACGTCGCCTGAGCTGCGGGGCAAGATTGAGACGAAGTGGAACCTATGGCACCCCTTGTTTTGCGTCGAGGATAATGGCGTACAGGTGTGGTTGAAGCAGGAGGTTATACATCAATCGGCGATCCAGATTGTAGGCCGTGACACTGGCGGTGAGAAATGGAACCCGTCAACCGGCGTTGAGAGCATCGGAATCGAGATGTATAACGGGAAATGGATCATACCGTCCGTGATGGGCCCGCAGGGGAAAGCGGTCGCAGCAACCACCGGATTACAGGCATGGGTTGACCAGATGGCAAACTTCGAGCACGGGGCACACACGGGCGATCTACTCATGGCCAACTACATAGGGCGGTGCGTAGCACGTGAGGAAGAAAGTAGACAACGCAAGCGAATCAGTGGTATACGCATAGGCAAAGGCGTGAGCCGTGAATCCCCGTGGAGGTCTGGCAGATGAGCAAACGAACGTTGTGGCAACGACTCACACGGGCAGCAAACACAGAGCAACCAACCATGGCAGAGTTAGCCGCTAGAACACGCAGCGGTGGAGCCAGTAGGCGCGCAAAGAGCATCCCGTCACAGATAGGTACCACGGGCCTCAACCAATGGTCCGGGTTCGTGCAAGAGGATTTCCTCACGAAGCTGACCGGGCTGAACGGGCGGCGTACATGGTGGGAGATGAGCAGCAACGATCCCGCAGTCGGGGCGATGCTATTCGCGGTTGACAAACTGGTGCGTGGGGTCAAGTGGAACCTCATCCCGGCAGAGCATCCGAAGGGTGAAGCGGCGAAAGAGTTGGTAGAATCTGCCATGGGCGACATGGATCACCCGTGGGAGGAGTTCATCAGCGAAGTTATGTCAATGCTCACCTATGGCTTTGCACTGTTTGAGCCGGTCTACAAGGTCCGTGACGATGGCAAGATAGGGTGGGAGCGCATACCTATCCGGGCACAGATAACCGTCACTGAGTGGGTGTTTGATGATAACGGGCGCACCATTGCAGCCATCCAGGAAGCACCACCGAATTACAAGCGGGTTGAGCTGCCAATGGATCGGCTGGTGAACTTCCGCACCACTAGCGTCAAGGATAACCCGGAAGGAATCTCGGCCCTCAGAAACAGCTACCGCCCGTGGTTCTACAAGAAACTGATTGAGGATTTTGAAGCCATCCGAATCGAACGCAACGGGCCGGGCCTGCCGATTATCACCTACCCCCCCGAGTGGAATGCAGAAGGGGCCACCGCCGACGAATTGCGGCTGTACGAAGAGTTGCAGGAGATAGGTCGCAGGGTACGCACCGACGATCAAGCCGTGGTAATGCTGCCCGCCCTATTCGATGACAACAACAACCCCCTCGTTTCATTCGTGTTCGCCGCACCCCCGTCAACAGGCGGCAAGGGTTCTGACACTGGCGAGGTGATAGCCCGAAAGAACATGGAGATCTTGATCCCGTTGCTGGCTGACTTCGTGATGCTAGGGCATGAGTCTTCGGGTTCATGGGCACTGGCAGACAATAAGACGAAGATGTTTGCGGTCGCTATCGGGGCGTGGTTGCAGAATATCGCAGCCACCATCAACCGGACGCTATACGCTCGCCTGATGGACTTCAACGCCATACCGCTGGAGGCCACCCCAACGCTAGAGTTTAGCGACATTGAGACGCCAGATATTGAGGCCATGGCGAAGAGCATCGCTATCCTCGTCAATGCCACCGTACTGAATCCAGACTCGACGCTGGAAGAGCATATGCGCCGCCTGATGGGGTTGCCGGAAGCGGATTTTGATGCAGAGTCGAACCCGCCGCCTGTGGTGGAACCGGAAGAGGTTGAAGTGGTTGAAGAGGTTGAGGAAGAGGAGCCAACCGAGTGAACTTCATAGCCAACAAGCCGCCCGCTGTTAGGGCAAAGGTAGACGGCAAGAGCAAAGACTACATAGCACTCACCACCCGCACAGAGGCAGCCGTCAAGGGCGTCACCAACGAGACCTTCGACGCAATGCGGGATGGTGTCAAACTTGACCCACTATCTACCGCTATCGAGAAGGGAGATCACAAAGCCGCATACGTTGCGACAGATGTTGAAACCACGTCGCTAGGGTTTGAGGCGATGACCCCGGAGCTTGAGAAGGCCATGGTTGCGAGTGCGGATATCGCATTGACTGAAGTGGAGGTTGCTGGCGGGTTCGTGTTCAATCCGGCCGCGCCAGGAATCCGGCAGACGATAGAGAAAACGGTTGGGCGGCGTATCGTGGAGATAAGTGAGCAATCCCGCATGGCCGTCAATAACATAATCAGCGATGCCATCACCACAGGCAGGCACCCCCGGAACGCGGCGAAGCAAATCAAAGAGATCGTGGGGTTGAACGGTCGGCAACAGAAAGCGGTTGACACATTCAGACGCAACCTTGAGGTTGATGGTTTGACGGGTGCTAAGTTGGATAAGCGGGTGGCCCGGTACGCTAAGAAGCAGCATAAGTTGAGGTCCGAGATGATAGCCCGCACTGAATCAAGCGAAGCGTTGAACGGTGGCCGGCAGGAGCTCTGGACGCAACTACAGGACGCCGGTGCGTTGCCAAAGGATCAGAAAGTGCGATGGATCACTGCGAACGATGAAAGGGTCTGCCCCATTTGTGGGCCACTCGATCAAAACGTTGTGGAGTTGCATAAAAACTTCAGTGTGGCGCTTGATCAGCCGAGGAAGAAAACCACGATAACCTATGCTGCGCCTAGACCTCCCATACATCCGGCATGTAGATGTTCCCTGATTTTGGTGGAGGCGTAATGGTTGAATATATCGGCAAGATAAAGCGCATATGCACCGACGACGAAGCATGGTTGACAGTGCAGACAGACGACGGCAAGCACGAACTTCGGATATCATTGCCAGTTGGATACGCCAGCACTCTGAAGGTTGGGGAATCATTCCGCATGCAAACTTCCGGTGACGCCTAATGCCCGACGTAAACCGACTCCCGGAAGGCACGCACATTCAAGAAATCATCATGCCCAAATCCGACTGGACTAAGGCGGAATCTAAGGCTTGGCTTGTCGCTGAATCGTACCACGTTGACGGGTTGGAAGTTACGGACGAATCCTACCGCTGGACGCAGGTTGATATTGACGAGTCCGCATTCGACTACCACACTGATGAGCAGTTGACGAGCGATGGGAAGCCGATCAAGTTCACTTATGGGGCGGCGAAGGCTGAGGTAAGGACGGTGATGTTTAGGGGGTATGTCCGGGCCACAGTTGGATACCTGTCGAAGATAGCTGTCAGGGCTGAGTCGGGCAAGGTCTCGCAGTTGGTAGACGTGGCGCTAACTCACCTAGGCAATAGCGGCGCAAGTGCTGGCGATCCTGTGCTTGTCAGGTGTGAGTTTGCCGGGGAAGAGCTGCTTACATCTGAAGCAATCGCCCGCTGCATAGTAGGCGCACAGGTTGACACCTATTCCGAGTACATGGCAAAGGTAGCAGGCACCTCACCACAACAGCAACACGAAGTGCGCAGCGCCCCTATCATCAGCCACCGGGAAGCGGTCACCGACGACGACAAACCAAACCGGCAACTTGTCACCGTAGTAGTCTACGAGCCGGGGCGGATGGACATAGGCTATGGAACCACCGCAAGCCCCGAGACTGTAGAGGCGTGGTGTCACTCGTTTATGATCTCCAACATCGCCCTACGTGGTGAGACCGTCACTGATCGCCACTGGTTGCGTGATGCTGACGGTAGCTGGGTGCTTCGTGATGCTTCGTTGGGTGACGTGTGGGAGAACGGTATTGCAATCAACCGTATCTCCGCTCCCCCCGCTGACGTGTACGTTGTGGAGTCGTGGATCAAGCGGTGCGATTGCCCCGTCAATGGCAAGGAAATAGCCAAGGGCTCGTGGATGGCTGAAGTTTGGATCAAGGATTTAGAGATTTGGGCACAGGTACTAGACGGAACCTATAACGGCGTCAGTGTTGAACTATGGAAGAAGGAGGCTTGAGATGGCAGCAAAGACACGAAAGCCCCGCGGAAAGCGGGCAGCGAAGAAGAAGGTTGAAGCGGTTGCAGTAGCGCCGATGCCAGTGGTTGAACCTGAGAACCTGCCAGCGGTTGAACCGCCACCGCCAGTATCGAAAGAGCAGGAGCCCCCCCCGGAGCCGAAGTTGCCACCGATGGCAGAGAGGGACTGGAAAGCCACCGCCGAAGTGTCGGAAGAGTTGGGCATTACCCGCGCAACCCTCGGCAACTGGGTAGGGGAAGGGTACATTGTCGGATTGGAAACCGGGAAGCAGGGCCAGCGTCAACAGTGGAGCCCCCAGCATATCGAGATTGCGCGCCGCATGCAGTCCGTGCTTGCTGTCGTCCGCTCGTTGTCCGGTGACATGAAGAAGGTCGCAGCCGCTTGCAACGTAGAGCATTACCGCCGCCAGGGTAGGGCCGTCCTGATTACCCCAAAGGGCATGCGCATCCTTGAGGGTCGCCAGTCTATCAACATGCTTCTGGGCCTGTCACACGAGCCTATCATCGTGGTTCCCACGTCCACATGGCCAGCCCCCTAACGTAGTTAGGCAGAAAAAACTCAACTATTCATTTTGACCGCAATCCAGTGGCACCCCTACCATAACAACCGTGAGCGACACTACCGACACCGAAACGAGCGAAGACCTGAAGGGGCTAATGACCCCCCGGTTTGCGTTGGAGCCACACCCGGCCAACTACAACGAGGGGTTCGTTCAAGTCCGCGCAGCAGGAGATGAAATGGCGAAAGAACGGAAAACTATTGATGTGCCTGAAGGGCTGATTGCTGTAGTTGAGATTATGGCTAAAGATTACGATGCCAACTTGGTGCGTGCCGAGGCTTCAGCCGTCAGAGGCGAAGCAACCGACACCGTGATGAGCGCAACTGCCGCCGCATTGGGTATCATTGAATCCCTGCGTGGTGGTGCCAACGAAGACCTGATCCCATGGATCGGCGAAACTGTCGGCATGAACGTCCGCGACCTCGCATGGATGGAGAACGCCACCCGAGCAATCGAAGAAGTTGAGACCCTGCGCACTGAGAAGGTAGCCGCAGAAGAGCAGGTTGCCGCCGCCGCAAGAGCCGCTAACCCGTTCCCCTTGAAAGATGACGGTTCCCTTGACCTCGAATCAGTACCTGAAGCCGCCCGCTCCATGGTTGAATCCGCATGGACCCGCGAGCAGGCCGCAATAGTTCGGGCCACCGAAGCTGAAGAGAAAGTAGAAACGCAGAGAGCAGCCAAGGAAGCCGACGATAACGCAGCCATGGAAATTGAAGTGCGTGCGTTCTCTGACAAGATCACCGAGGCAGGCATTGCCGGTGACAAGGGCAAGCGCACTGATATCCTTATGCGTGCCCGGAAAGATGACACCCTTTGGGCCGACATGGTGGAACTGTACGAAGCCGAGATGGCAGGCGCACGAGCCACGAGCCCTGAGCTTGGTTCAGCCGCTCCCGGTGCAGCCCCAGTTGTGGCCACCACCCGCGCCGCAGCATCCGAGCAGATTGAGAAGTTGACCCGTGCCCGCATGGAAGAGAAGAGCATTGATTACGCCACCGCAAACGGCGAGATCGTGACTGAGAACGTAGACCTCTACCGGGCATACGCAGCATTCTAGCATTGACACTCCGGCGCAAATTGCCGGTTGACGATTGAACGGAGGAATCAAATGAGCGCAACAAACGAACATGCAACCACCCTGAGTTTTGTAGCGGGTGCCGATCTGTCGTCTAGCCGGTACCTTGGCGTCAGCCTGAACGCAACTGATCGCACTGTTGTGGTCGGTAGCCTCGCAGGCAAATGCGTCGGTATCTTGCAGAATGAGCCGGAATCCGGGCAGGCCGCTTCCGTTGTAACCGCCGGTAAAGCAAAGATGATTTGTGGCACCACGGTTACCGCTGGCGAGACCCTTGAAATGAATGCAAGCGGACAGTGCCAGCCGAAGAGTGCAGACGGCGAAGCCATTGGTACCGCGGCCGAAAGTGGAACCGTTGGCGGGGTTGTTTCCGTTATCGTCAAGCCTGGGTATGAATCCATTGGAGTCTCCCGACTGACTGCCGGTGCTAGCCTCGTTGGCGACATCAATAAGTTGGTTATGGTAGGCGCAACTGACGACAACGTTATCCGCGGTACCCTCGGCGCAGACTGCGTTGGTGTACTGTTGAATGCACCCGGGCTTGCCGGAGTAGCAAACGTACAGACCGACGGCATCGTTGAAGTTTATGCTTCCGGTGCTGGCGTTACCCTCGGTGCCGAGTTGGTATGCAATGCTGACGGTCTGGTTATCGACTCCCCCGGTACCGCTGGCCAGTTTATCATCGGTAAGGCCCTCCAGGATCAGGTTGGTGCTGGACTCGTCAAGGTTCTGCTTGACGGCCATGGCGCATACACCGCAATCCCCGCGGTTGTACGCACCCCGTTGGTTGTCGCCGCTGCTGGTGTGACCCTTAGTACTCTCGTCAAGGCGCACACGGTAGCCGGTGAAATCACTACCGCCCTCGCAGGAGAGGACGCAATCGGTGTTGCCCTTACCACAGACGCAGGTGGCGGTACCATCAACGTACAGATTGCCGGTGTTGCAACTATCACTACCGGTGCAATCGTACTCGCTGGCGCTTCCCTGATGAGCGACGGTACGGGTAACGCTATCACCTACGTAGCAGCCGCAGATAACCACATCATCGGTTACGCACTGAGTGCTGACCCAGCTGGTGGTGCAGACATCAACGTTATGCTCGGTTCCGCTGGCTGGGAACAGGATCTTCCCACGCAGTTGACTACGGCCATGGTTGCTGAAGCAGCTGGTGTTACCGCCACGTACTTTGTTGACGCACATACCACGGACGGCGAAGCGGTTGCTATCACAGCATCCGGTCAGCGTGCCATGGGTGTTTCCCTCACTACTGATGCAGGCGCAGGCGCTATCGTTGTCCAGATTGCTGGCGTTGCTACCGTGACAACCGGTGCGCCCGTTACCGCTGGAGACCTCATTCAGTCCGACAATGCAGGGCTTGCCATTACCGCAAGCGGAACCAAGGGCCACTACGCTCTCGGTATCGCCCTTGAGTCCGATGGTGGCGGTGGGCCAATCCCCGTGCGCCTGTTTGGCGAATACCCGCAGGAAGGTACCACTTCCCGCACGATCAGAAGTTCCTGCATCCTTGCCATGGATACTAACTGGGCATGGAATGAGGGCGGTTATGTGGAATTGGGATTCACCAAGACCACCGAGTACGTCATTATCGGTATCTCTGACTTGCCTTTGGGTGCAGTAATTACCGGGTACAAACTGCTCGGTGCTATCGCTTCTGGCGGTACCAACGTCACGTATACGTCCAAACTGCGAAGTCTTGAAGCAGCCGCAGCCGGTGCGCCCGCAAGCGTCGACGTTGCCACTGACGCAGGGGCCACTAAGACATCAGCGTACAAGTTGGACGATGGCGCTACTGGCCTGACTGAAACCGTAGCCGCTGGATTCACCTACCACGTGTGGGCAAACCTCAGTACTGGAGCCGATGGAACTTGCGCAATTTCCGGTATCGAAGTCACTTACACCGAGACTGCATAACAGTAGAAACCGGGGGGAGCGGCAGTTAGTGCCAACCCCCTTTTGAAATAAGGAGACACCATGCCACTGTCCACAGACGTACATGTAAACGGCCCGCTGACCAACATGTCATTGAAGGTCGCTCAAAGTCTCGACATGTTTCTTGCAACCAAAGTATTCCCGCCTGTCCGGGTTGCCAAGGAATCGGATCTGTACTACGTCTACACCGCCGCCGACCTCTCCCGTGACTGGGCAGAGCTTCGTGGCGAGAACACCGAAGCCGCTCTTGCTGACTACGCCGTAACCGACGACAACTACTTCTGTAATGAGTGGTCAGCCGGTAAGGACGTATCAAAGCGCGAGTTTGCCAACTCTGATGTACCGCTCAAACCCGAAGCTGACGCCGTCGACTTCGTGACCCGAGCCCTGTTCATTCGTCGTGAGCGCCTTTGGTCCGCTGCCTTCATCGGCACGGGGATTTGGGGCACAGACGTGGCTGGGCAGGTTGGTGCGCCGGGTGGCCCCCTGGAATTCTACTTCTGGAGCGACATTGTCAACGGTACGCCGCTGGAAGATGTTGAGGACTGGAAAGCCCTTGTTCTTCTGAAGACTGGCATTGAGCCGAATACGCTCGTTGTCACCAATGACGTGTGGAAGAAACTGAAGAGCCACCCCACGATCAAGACCCTCATGGCCTACAACTCTCCAGCGTTCGCTGCCAACGGCGGCAAGATCACCACGCAGATGGTTGCCGACATGATGGAATTGGATCAGGTGTTTGTTTCCAAGTCCGTCTACAACACCGCCGCCCCCGGACTTGCTGCATCAAATGCCTACATCGCTGGGTCCAAGAGCGCATTACTTATCTATGCCGCTCCCAATCCCGGCATCAGCACCGCTTCCGCTGGATACAACTTCCTGTGGACCGGAGCCGATGGCGTCAACGCCGAAGCGATCAGCATCATTCAGGAACCTGTGCCGAACAAGAACACCAAGTTCCGCATTGAGGGTAGCCTGTTCTACGATGCCAAGATCGTCAGCGCAGACCTCGGTTTGTTTGCAACTACCGTTATTGCGTAGCAGGAGCGGCCACATGGCCAGGAGGATGAAAGGTGCCTTACGGTGGAGATCCAAGCGCCAGTTTTGCCGATGCTGTCCGGTACACACTGGGCGACACCGACCCGCTGAATGAACTTGTATCGGATAGTGAGATCGCTTATCTCGTCACCGAATTAGGCTCCAACGTCCTCGCAGTAGCCGCACAAGCCGCACTCAATCTCTCCAATTCCTTTGCATCCCAGATAGATCAGAAGGTTGGCAAAGTACAGGTATGGTACTCGCAGCGTGCCGCGCAGTGGCTGAAGGTTTACGAGACCCTCAAACGCCGCCGCGGTATGACTGCCGGTGCCTATGCTGGCGGGATCAGCCTAGAGGATAAGGAGATTGATCAGGACGATACGGACGCCCCGCAACCAGCGTTTACTGTGGGGGCCATGGATGCCTAAACGCAACGACACGATCATTGTGGACAAGGGAGCCAACAAGATCCTGAAGGATCTGAAACTCGCAGATAAGGGTTTCGGGGATGCTGGGTACTGGGGTCAGAAGAAGCATGATGACGACGGTACCGCAACGATCCCGTACATCGCCAGTATTCATGAGTTCGGCACTATCAATCAAGACCCTACTAAGGGCACCGCTATTCCAGCGCGCCCGTTCCTACGCCCAACCGCAGACGTGAACAAGAGCAAGTACCGCAAGGGCATACAGAAGGTAGGCACGCAGGTTATTGACGGGGTTCCCTTCAAGGATGCCATGACGGCGTTCCTGGAGGTTGTGATTGGCGACGTTCGCTTACTGCTGACTAAGGGCGATCCGAGTTGGAGGAAGTTGGAAGATAGCACCCTAGCCAGTCGCCCAAACAAGGGCAGTCAACCACTATTTGACACCGAGACTCTGGCAGGAAGTGGCGGAACCCGCGTATTCGTCCGAGGCAGTAAGGTCAAAGAGACGGGGGCCAACTAATGTACCAGCCCCCTGAAATCTACAAGACGATCACCGCTACTCGATTCGCGGCCGGGGCTCGTGTACTAGGGCATTGGGTTGAGGGTGCGTCAAGTACCATCACTTTCACCGGGTACGTTGAATCCATTAGTGAGCAATCAGCCCGCAACAGGTTCCTCACGCTCGACGCTGGCCACCGATGGCAGGGCGGCATCCTGATTATCACCGACGAAGATTTGCAGTTGATGGAGTCTGGCAACGATGGGCGCAATGCTGTCCGCGTCCACTACCTCGGCGCACTATGGGAGATTCAGGGCAACGATGATTTCGAGTTTACAACGCTCCCTGAAGCGCACCACGAGTATCTAGGTATCAGGGTGACCCAGTGAGCCTAGCGACCTACGAAGACGCCGCCTATGCGTGGCTTGTGGCTGCTGTTGACGATACCGATAAGGTGGTTGCGTTCGGGAAGGATTCGGGCACCGGAACCAGTCGTGTTACCGCACCAGAACCGGACGATCCACACGTGACCTTGCAGACTATCTCGTTGACTGAGGTTGGTAGTGCAGAGACAGACCCGAGCGTCACCGAAATAGGGCCATTGGTTCCCGGTACACGCAACATATACGACCGATACGAAGCCGCTGTTTCATGTAAATTCGTGGGACAAGGGTGCAAGGAGTTAGGCATTGCGTGCCGCAGAGCCCTACAGCGCACAGACGTGCTGGCAACCTTTGCGGATGCTGACATGGGCGTACTTAGGTCCACTCAGTTGATTAGCATACCCGATAACAGCGACGGTAACTGGCGGCAACGCTGGGCCTTCGATGTGTTCTTTGATGTACCCGACTCACAGACGGAAACGCTTAGTTGGATTGAGCATGTTGAAATCAATATTAAAGTGAAAAACGCTGGCGGCACCGTTGTCGTCGACGAAGATTTTACGGTAGATATCTAGGAGGCTCACCATGGCCGGAACGACTGGAGAAGTAGTCAATATTAGCATCACTCGGGAAACCGTGGTTGTGCCTCAAGCAGGGTTTGGCGTGCCGCTGATTATGGGCGACCTCGCAGAAACTTTCAACGAGGGCTACCCGGCCGGTTGGACC